CCTGTAACGGTAACAGCATGATTAAAAAATTAATTAGTAAATTATTTGGTATTAAAGAATGCGCTTGTCCTGAAGATGAGCCGTTAGTTTTAGAAGAACAAAGACCAATTGAAAAACCAAAACATTGTGTTGGACATTTAAGATTTAGAAAAAATTGCATTGCATGTAAGGAGGCTGTAGCATAATGGCTTACACTTTAGCTAATTTAGAGACAGATATTAAAAATTACACAGAGGTAGATGACACTGTTTTATCTAGCTCTGTTTTAAATACTATAATTAAAAACGCAGAAAACAGAATATATAGAGATGCAGATAGTGATGATAACAGATTCTATGCAACATCTACTTTAGTTACTGGTAATAGATATGTTACCATACCAACAGATTTAAGAAGCATAAGATATGTTCAGTTAAAAGATACAAACGTTACACCTAACGTTCAAACTTTTCTTGAAAAAAAAGACGCTAGTTACATGGCAACTTATTATGATACACCTGCAACTCAATCTGGAATTCCTAAATATTATGCTAACTGGGACGCTGATTTTTGGGTTGTGGCACCTACACCAAATGCAAATTATGAAATAACTTTAGCATATGTTAAACAACCTATTAGTATAACTGATACTACACAGCCAACCGGTGCTCCAGCATCTACAAATGGCACATTTACTTCTAACAAATATCAAGATTTACTTTTATATTCGTGTTTGGTAGAAGCATATGGGTACTTGAAAGGTCCTGCAGATATGCTACAATACTATGAAGGATCTTATAGAAGAGCTTTACAATCGTACGCGGTCGAACAAATGGGTCGTAGACGCAGAGACGAATACCAAGATGGTGTTATTCGTACTCCTTTACAATCACCATCACCATAATAAATAAGGAGATAATAAATGGCTAACGTAATACCAAATGCATTTAAAGGTGAACTACTTTCTGGCACTCACAATTTTGCTAGTGGTGGAAACAGTTTTAAATTAGCTCTGTACACGTCTAATCCATATACAACATCAAGCACAGCATACGACACAACAAACGAAGTTAGTGCGTCAGGTGGTAGTAACTACACAACTACTGGTCTAGTTTTACAAAACCAGTCAGTTACAACAGGTGCTACATCTTTTGTTGACTTTGATGACTTAACATTTTCTAGTGCAACATTTTCAGCTGCTTTCGGTGCAATATACAATGACACCAACAGTGATAAATTATGTGTTGTTTTAGATTTTGGTGGAACAAAGACTGCTACTAACGGAGACTTTAAAATAGTATTCCCGGCAACAGGAACACCAGGAAATGCGATTATTAGTTTAACATCGTAGGATTTTAAATGGCGTTTAAATTAAATGATAGGGTAAAAGAATCTAGTTCAACTACCGGAACAGGAA